TGAGAAGATTTCAAGGAATAAAGACGATCATGAGATTATTGAGTTTTTTGTCTCAAATTTCGTATCTGCCTCAGATCCTGCCAATTTGTGGATTGGTAGTATTATAAGAGAAGGAGATAAAACTCACAAAGAATGGCAAAAACGCCAACAAAGTCTATCCTATCAATTTAAAGAACAATCAGAAGAATTGTTCAAGACACATAAATTTGAGGATGTTTTCAATTGCACGAAAGGACATCCTCCTGTTCTAAAGATGTTCCTGAGCGGGAAGATTAGCCTGGAAACCCTGGTGATCTATGATAGAATATTCATGTTCAGGAACAAATTTGACAAGAAATTGATGGATCCCGTGTGGGAAACCGTCAGTCTAAAAATTAAAAAATACAACCCATTTCTAAATATTGATGTATTCCGTTATCGTAAAATCTTGAAGGAAATTATTGTAGGAGACGCATGAGCTTTTTTGATTCCGAAGTTGTCCGCGCTGAGATGACTGAAATTTCCGAATTACAAGAGGAAATTTATAAAAATGTGTTTAGTTTCTTTAGAATGTCCAAAGAAGCAAAGAAAAATCATGTTGAATTAATGCAAAGACTGTTGGAAAAACAACAGATTCTTTACACTCGTTTGAGTTTATCAGATGATCCTGAAGCTCAGCAAATGAAGGAAAGAATCTCCGAGTCTGCTACAATGATGGGACTTCCTCCCAATGTTGATATGAATGTCATCTTCAACAACATGTCTCAGTTGATTGAATCCATGAAGGAAAAGATTGACAAAGACGAAACTTCCGTCTAGAATGATGGAGTACACAAAGGCCAAATCCAACAAATACGAGGTACACAAATGTCGTTTGCTAATCTGAAAAAGCAATCTAAACTCGGTTCGCTCACCGATAAACTTGTCAAAGAAGTTGAAAAAATGAGCACTTCTGGTGGTGGAGCAGATGAACGCTTCTGGAAACCAGAAATGGATAAAACTGGTGTTGGTTCAGCAGTTATCCGTTTTCTTCCCGCTCCTGATGGCGAAGAAATGCCCTGGGTGAAGATATATTCTCATGCATTCCAAGGAAATGGAGGCTGGTATATTGAAAACAGTCTGACAACTCTGGGACAGAAAGATCCTGTTTCTGAGCACAATCGTGAACTGTGGAACAGTGGCAGCGAAAAGGATAAAGAGACTGTTCGTAAGCAGAAGCGTAAACTGTCCTACTATTCCAACATTTACGTTGTGAAGGATCCTGCAAATCCTCAGAACGAAGGTAAAGTTTTCCTGTTCAAGTTCGGCAAGAAGATCTTTGACAAGATTCTGAATGCAATGCAGCCAGAGTTTGAAGATGAAGAACCAATCAATCCCTTTGATTTCTGGACTGGTGCTAACTTCCGCCTGAAAATCCGTAAGGTTGAAGGTTACTGGAACTACGATAAGTCGGAGTTTGATTCTTCTTCTCCTCTTTTGGAAGATGATGATGCACTGGAAGCACTCTGGAAGAAAGAGTATTCTCTGTCTGCACTTGTTGCACCAGATCAATTCAAGTCTTATGAAGATCTTGAGAAGCGTCTGGGATATGTTCTCGGACAGAAAGGTGCTGCTGCAAAAGCAAAGGTGATGGAAGAAGAGGAAGAGTATGAGTCCTATAACTCAACTCCCTCCAAGGAAGAGAGTGTGATGGAAGAACTGGAAGAGTCTTATCGCAAGAGCAAGTCTACTCCTTCGCTTCCTAAACTGTCATCTGAGAAAGATGAAGACGAAGATGATGCAATGCGTTACTTCCAGAAACTCGTGGATGATTGATCACTCGTAGAGTCTGATATTATCTCCTTTCTTCAGGGTGCGGCTCACATATTGAGTCGCACCTTCTTTGTATATCATTGTATCTTGAAGATCATTGAAGATAACATTCAAATAATCTGGTTTCAGTAAAAAGATATTTCTTTTCTCATCTTGAATTAAATCTTCGTACTGATAGTTTGTGACTTCGGTTGTAATATTAGTTCGAGTAACTTCTTGTCCTATGATATCATCATAATATGTTACTGAATAGTTTTGTTCAACCTGGAGTCCTTTTGGAAGAATAACAATTCCTGCACTATTTTTAACTTCGATGGTTTCATAGTGATGAACCGCATTTAAATTTGCATATGAACCATACTTTTCAATTAAATACTTATCAAAAACTTCTTGAGTCATTGGCCATTCAGTTTGAATGTTCAAGATGTTATTTGCAAGCAGAACTACCCAATCAAGAGTATCTTCTCCATAAATCTTGAAAGCAACTTGATCTGGACGTTCGTCGCCAATGATTGAATACTTTGTAAAGAATGCTAAGTTTTGAAAGATATCTTCTCTAAACTTTGCTCTTTTAAAGAGATTCTTAACAGCAGCATAATCTGAAATGTTTTTCTCGTCAGCATTGCGACTGACGTAATCAAAATTAGGAACGTTGCGGAAGTATGCTGACATTTTAGTAACCTATCATTGTATCTTTGTTCTCATCAAGTTTTGTATAATCATCCTCAAAGATTGGATCGATTTCACTAAAAGATAATGTAAGTTCGTATGCTGTCATGGCACCATCATAAAATGTTGCATAATTTCCTGCAGGAGTATAATTTACATTGCAATTTGTAAGAGCACAAGTTTTAATTTTATTCATCCATGGATGATCTTCATTTGTTTCGCGTAATTGATAAGAAATATCAAAAATATTTGGTGCTTTTAAAAAGAGATTTGTTTTTGCTCTCTGAACTGCCATTCCTTGCTTAAAGAATCGAATGATTTTTCTAATTTCTTTTGATTCTTTTTCCTCACGAGCAGATAATGTAAAACTAAATGAAAATGTTCTCAATTGTGGGCCATTAAAAAGAAGTTCAAGGTTGGGGTTTAGAACTGCTCCAGTAACCCTTGAGAAAAAGGTTTTGTTTCCACCTGCTGCTTCTCCTGCAAAAAATGCAGCAGCTGCTGCTTTTAATTCTGGTGATGCGTTTTGTAATCCTTTTGCAACATCTCTTAAAGATTGTTCTGCACCCATAACTCCATTTTTTATCGCACCATATGAAGCTGCAGCCGCGAGGGCTTGAAGAGCAGTCATTTCATCACCACCCCAATTTACAGTATTTTGATCACTAATTGTTGGAGAAATTGGTAAAAATACAGATCCGAATATTTCTTTTTGATTATCTTTTGTTGAGATATTAGAACCAGAAAAAGTTCCGAAATTTTGCCCAATTCCAATTTTTTTGGGAGCATACCTATACATTGTAAATTTAATTCTGTCTTGATTTTCTGGAAAATCAATTGGATATTTAAGTGGTTGTCCTGCGTTATAATAATCGGTGCGTATTTCTGCAGATGAGATGCTTTGATTTAGCGTTGATAGATCTCTGATTCCAGTTGTTGCGTCTTCTAGAGTAAATAATGATCCCGATTCCACAGCTGCAGCTTGTTGCTTTTCAACTAATGAATTATATGGTTGATATGAGTTAGCATCCTTAAATCCTTGTTTTTGATTATCTGGAAGTTTATTAATTATTGTAGTTGTATTTTTAGTAAAAGTTTCTTGATTTTGATTTAGTAAAGCACCAAACGTTTCTGTACTACTAAACCCTACTCCAGAGGGTAGAACATCGTCATTAGATCCAAGTGGTTCAAATTTTTTATTTGTTATATTCCATTCATATAAGGTATTATTATTTTTATCTACAATTCTTGGAGGTGTTGTTGGATTACTTGGATCGATAGCAGTCTTTACCGTTGCTGTTCCAGTGGCAGTTTTGATTGGATATGGTGTATACTGTATTGCCATTAGATAGAACTTTTTTATCTATTTAGTGACGAACTTTTCAAACCTCAATGATCTCAAATACTCAAGTTCATTTGCTCTAATCGTATGCATTTTACCAACAACTTCAATCCAAGTATAATTTCGCATTGCTAACCAGTGATAATTAAAAGCCTTGAATCCCCATCGCTCAATTGCGGTAACTTGAACTAATGGATGTTCATCATAAGTAATATCTGGTGTTTTGGGAAGATATATGAACGTATAATATCCACCAATATCAGGAATATATTCACTTTCAGTAAAAACCTCCAGAATGTTCATCATAATGAGTTCTGGATTATTCAATCCTTTAATTTTTTTCTTGAGTTTCGCAACTCTAGTTGATGCACTTTGTCCGAAACCTTCTGCCATTACTTGATACCGAGTTCTTCCTCTGTAATAATTTTAAACTCGATCATGTGATCTTTACAGAATTCAACTGCTGCTTTCCATTTAGCTTGGTTAGTTGCATAAGTATAAACTTCAGTTAGATATGATTTAGTCGTTCTTGATCTTGGTTTAGGTGGTTGAGTTTGTTTTTTAGGTTTAATCTCAATCACATATTTTTTGATTTCTCCATTCTGCTCACGAACTTTAATAATAAAATCTGGAAAATATGTCCTCACTCTTTGCTTAACAGGATCATAGTATTTGATGCGAATTTCTTCAGATCCCCAAGCGATGATACTTTCGTTCAAATCGCACCAATGACAAAACTTGCGTTCCCAACTACTTCTGCAGATAATATTATTTGGATCGCCTTGATATTTTTTTGGATACGATGGAATATAACGACTTTTGATGCTTTCGCCCATTATCTTACATACATAATATATACCGTAAAAGTATTTAGATGGCAGGAATCAAACCATCAATTAAAAAGATAGATGATATAAAACATCAGTTACTGCAACCAGCATTAACTTCTCATTATATTTGTTCGATTGAATTTCCTGTTGAAGGAAATTTTGATACGATTTTATCTGATAATGGATTCTCTAGAGGTGGAATAAGAGATTTGTTGTCCATTTCTTGCACCGAAGCAAGTCTTCCAGGATCTTCATTAGCGACTCATGAACTTAATAATGATTTTACTGGAATAACACAAAAACATGCATATCGTAGATTGTATGATGATCGTGCAGACTTTACTTTTTATGTGGATCAAGATTATAGTCAAATTAGAATTTTTGAAATGTGGGTAAGGTACATTGCTGGAGAACAAAATGCATTTGGTGAAGGAAATAATCTTTCATATAAAGTAAATTACCCTAAAAATTATAAAGCACCAGCAATTTATATTACTAAATTTGAAAGAGACTTTGGAACAGAAAAGTCTAAAAATAAAACCATGGAATATGCGTTTATTAATGCATTTCCCGTAGCAGTGAATTCTATTCCAGTTTCATATGATAGTTCTTCATTACTGAAAACTACAGTAGCATTTGCTTATGATCGATATATTGCAAATAATGTAAGATCTGAAAAAGCACCAATCAATGATTCAATTGCTGGAATTCCTCAAAATCCAAATTCCTTAAATTTATATGGTTCTAGGCCAACAGATATTCCTAGAACAGTTCAATTAGATCCAAATAGGCCTACATTAGCTCAGTTGAACGAGTAATAAATAATCATACTGAATTTTATAGGTTGTCATGCCTTTACCAAAGATCTCTACACCAACGTATGAGTTGGAATTGCCATCATCTGGACAAACAATTCAATATCGTCCTTTCCTAGTTCGAGAAGAGAAACTTCTTGTGATTGCGATGGAAAGTGAGGATACAAAACAAATCACAAATGCAATCAAGACTGTCATTAAGAGTTGCATTTTAACCAAGAATATTAAGGTAGAAACCTTACCAACCTTTGATATTGAATATCTCTTCCTTAACATCCGTGGAAAGTCAGTTGGAGAAGAGATTGAAATCAATATCATCTGTCCTGATGATGAAGAAACTTCTGTTCCTGTAAAAATTGCTCTTGATGAGATTCAAGTGCAGAAGAACGAAGATCACACTAATAAGATTAAATTAGATTCATCAATCATGATGGAGATGAAGTATCCATCACTCGATCAGTTCATCAAAAACAATTTTGATTTGAGTGGCAATACGATGGATCAATCATTTGATTTAATTGCATCTTGTATTGACAAGATTTATACTGATGATGAAGTGTGGACAGCAGGTGATGTTACGAAGAAAGAACTGATGGAGTTCTTGGATCAAATGAACTCAACTCAATTTAAAGAGATCGAAAAGTTCTTTGAAACGATGCCTAAACTTTCTCATACTGTGAAAGTTACCAATCCGAAAACTGAAGTAGAAAGCGAAGTAGTTTTAGAAGGGTTATCGTCTTTTTTCGCATAGGCATGATCCATATGGATCTTGAGAATTATTATCAACTTAACTTTGCCTTGATGCAGTATCATAAATACTCATTAACGGAGATTGAAAATATGATTCCGTGGGAAAGAGACATTTATGTGGCTCTTCTGAAGAATCATTTAGAGGAAGAAGAACTCAAGCAAAAGCAACAAAGTAATGGTTGGTAATCCTCGTACAGAAACTATAGACGAAAGAATTGTCAGGGCTTTAAATCTTGATAGTGAATTCGAAATGAGTTACGAGGAATATTCTCGTCATCTGAAAGAAGCAATGATTGCTTCAAGAATGGCAAAGTCGCGCTATTCTTCTGAAGAATCAATGCTTTTTGGATTAGAATTTAGAAGAGTTAAGGGTAAGAAAGGTAGATTTATAATTAAAGTCAAGAAAACAAAAATCACTGCATCTGGATTGGGTTTGGGTGGATTTGCCAAACCACTGAGAATGGCACAAAGAAGATTAATGCTTGCACCATCTCGTGCAGCTGCTGGAGTTGGAGCAGAGCAAGATATTTTTACAAAGATTGATGATCTTCTTGCATCAATTCTATCAAGTGTTACGGAACAAAATAAAGAAACAAAAAAACAGGTTGAAAATGATAGAAAGGAAAAAGAAAATAAAAAGCGTAAGCAAAAAGAACTAGGATTAGAAAAAGGTAAACAAGCACTTAAGAATATTGTCTCTACAATTACAAAACCATTTCAGTCAATCTTAGATAAGATTATCAACTTTTTTGTGATGACATTCCTTGGTAGAGCAGTGTTTAAACTGTTGGAATGGTTCAGTGATCCAAAGAATAAAGATAAAATTAAAACGATTTCTAAATTCTTGAAAGATTGGTGGCCTGCATTACTTGGCGCGTTTGTTTTATTTGGAACTCGTTTTGGAAAAGGAGTCAGAGTCTTAACTCGTATTGCAATAACAGCAATCGCTAAACTAGGTAAAGCATCTGTTGCTCTACTTAGATTTGCTAAGAATAATCCTATATCAGGAGGATTGATTGCTGCTGGTGCAGTTGCAGGAACTCAACTTGCATCAAGAGCGTTTAGTGGTGGAGAAGAACAAGGATTCTGGGGTGGTGGATTTGCAAGAAAACTTTTTGCTTCTGGTGGTAGAGTCAGTGGGCCTGGTGGAATTGATAAAGTACCTGCCTGGTTAACTAACGGCGAATTCGTCATGTCAAAGGGTGCTGTTGATAAGTTTGGTGTAGGGACACTTGAAGCAATGAATGCTGCAGGCGGGGGAACTAACGTACCAACAATTGGCCCTGGTGGAGTGTATGCTCAAGGCGGTGGATTACTTGATTTTCTACCTGGAACTGGAACTGTTATGGCTCCAACAGGACGTGAACTTGGATATCAAGATAAACTTTTAGGATTTGATAATCCATTCACTTCTAGAAGAGTCTTATCTCAATTAAAGACTTATAGAGAGAGTGATGTAGAAAGATATAATAAAATGCGATCCAAAGCAGGAGCATCAGATCGTCTTGTTAAAGATATGTTTGGAAGGCATAAAAGTGTTACTTTACCTCGTGCTAGAGCAAGAGCAGCACAGTCACCTACTACACCTTCAAGAGGAGCACAAACTGCAGCTAGTATAAGTGGGTACACTCAAAATTTCAGAGATCAATATCGTCAAATCACAGGAAAAGATATTGGGACGATGAGTCAGGCAGAAGCCTACAAACACATGGCACAAAAATATGGAACGAAAACCAGAGCTGAGCAAATGGGTATGTTATCCAGAGCTAGTGGCGGAAGAGTTCCTGAAAATGCATTCCAATCTCCAGCGTCACCAAGGTTGCCAACCTTGAAGTTTATCAAACAAAAAATTTCCACATATGTTCGTCCTTTACCAAAAAGACAACCACAAACTTCAGGTATGATTGGTGCAATGCCGAATGGAAATAGTCCAGCAAGAAATACTCCCACTGCACAAGAACCACCAATCAGTTTTAATGCTATTCATCCGAAAGGAACAAGAATTGCAGAAGCAGTCTATGGAGTTAGAAAATAATGGCAATTAACGCACAGAAGTTTCTACCACCATCAAGAACTTTTGCTGCATTAAAGCCAAGTTCTGTAGGAACTGGTGGTGGTACGTTAGTCCGCATTGAGAAAAAAGTTATTACGCTCGATAAACTTGTTAAGAATAATTTATTTCTTCAAAAGAAAGGTGGAGCACTTGCACTTCGAGAAAAAAATGCACTTGCTCTTCAAGAAAAAGAAAAAGAGTTAGAAAAAGAAAAACCTAAAAAAGTAAAAGGTTTAAGTATACCAAAACTTCCTGGATTTGGATTTTTGGGATGGGTTAAAAATTGGATTTTTAATACTATTCTTGGATTCTTTGTAGTAAGAATGATTGATCATCTACCAAAGATGATTAAAATGGCATCATTTGTTGGCCCAGCAGCAGAGGGGATTTTAAATCTTTCTGGTGGAATATTGAATGGAATAATATCATTCGTTGATGCTGGATATAAAGCTGTAGAAGCAACTCGTGGATTGGTTGGTAAGACTTTTGGAAATGATGCTCTTAAGCAGTTTGACACCTTAGCGAATAATTTTGAAAACTTTATGAATCTTGCCATCATTGCAGCAATGGCAAGTTCTGATGCTATTATGGGTAGTTTTGGTAAGAAAGCTGCTGAAAAAGGTGCAGGAACTATTGCCAGAAGAGGCGCAGGAAGAATGGCAACGAGAGCGGGAGCTAAAGTTGCAGGAAAAGCAGGTGCAAAGTTTGGCGCAAAAATAGGTTCTAAACTCTTGAAAGGAATTCCATTCGTAGGTGCTGCACTTGCGATTGCTGAAGGTGTGATGAGAATTCGTGAGGGTGATGTTGCTGGAGGCCTTCTTTCCTTTGGTTCAGCAATCCCTGTTGCTGGTTGGGGATTTTTAGCGGTTGATATGCTCCGTGAGTTTGGAGTTCTGAAATTTGCTGGTGGTGGATATGTAAGAAGGCCAAGAAAATATGCAGGCGGTGGATCCACATCCCCAAGAACATTATCAAAAAAACCTGCAAAGAGAAGAGTTTCTGTAGCACCACAAAAAGTCAAACCAGGTTCTGATGTTGGTGGACAGAAAAAGGTTGAAAAAATATTCCCTAAAGCACCGCAAGACAAAAAGACTAAAACTACAGATCCATTAGGATACCTTGAAACGGCATCAAATACATTAGGGAAAGCAGATGTATTTGGCCCACTATTCACGATTGCAATCAAGACAGTTCTTGGCAACAAACCATCGTCATTGGACTATAAAAATGCTGGTGTAGCATTGAATGGATGGGTGTCTAATAATTTTGCATCTGTAGGTAAATTTGCTAGAGGTGGTGAAGTAGATGGAAGAATGCTTTTCACTGGTGAAGATATGAGCGATGCTATTGCTAAAGCAGTTCAAACTTCAGTATCCTCGGAGGTTGATAAAACTATTAATGATTTGATGAAGCAATTGATGTTACAACCAGAGGCTTATCAAGAGAAAAAAGATCAACAAGCACCAACAACAACTCCAGGACAAATGACGCCAGGTTCTGTTCCTGGTGGACAATTAACAATGGAGCAATTGGTTGGACTTGCCAAAGGTGCAGGTTTTAGTGATAGAGAAGCAGTCATTATGGCAGCAATTGCCATGGCAGAGTCTGGTGGCAATTCTAATGCTCGCAACTTCAAACCACCCGATAAATCATATGGATTGTGGCAAATTAACATGTTTGGCAGTTTAGGCCCTGCAAGAATGAAAGAATATGGACTTAGTTCTGAGTCTCAATTGCTCGATCCTGTTACTAATGCTAAAGCAGCATATGCGATTAGAAAAAGTCAAGGATTGGGTGCATGGACGGTTTATAAAACTGGAAAATATAAAAATCACCTGCAAGCTGCAGAGGCAGCAAGGAATGCACCTTCATTAGCAGTTTCTCCAAAGATGGGTGGTGCTATTAATGCTAAAGGAATTGTTGAATATATCACAGGAGATCCAAATACTCCTGTAGGTAGATTTGATCTTTCTGGACATGGAACCACAGGTAATTATCATGATCACATTGCATTTGCAACTTTGCAAGATAAAGAAAATGCGAAGGCAGCATTAAGAGCAGCAGGAATACAAATTGGTAGTGAATATAGACCTGGAGATCCTGGTTATCATGGAAAAAATTTAGCAATTGATGTTCCTGGACATCAGTGGGGAGGCCGTGGTGCGATTGGAGAAACTGAATATCGTGGCTCAAGAAAAGTTAGACAAATTTTGGGATTAGCATCTGGAAAATTTGCTGTTGGAGGTAGAATTCCAAGGCCAACCATTGCAATGATGGGTGAAAAGGGACAAGAATTTGTATTTGATGCTGATACAACTAGGGGACTCGATTCAATGGCTCCTGGTTTTCTTGATTATCTGAACAAAGCAAAAACAAAACCAGAGTTAGCAAATATTTTAAGAACTTATGGTGATGAACCAGAGGTGATATTTGTCCCAATACCTATGCCATCACAATCACAACCTCCAATGTCGATCGGAGGCAAATCATCATCTGGTGGTGTGGTAAATAGTCAGGATAATTCTTGGATGTTTGATCGTCTAGCAACAGGGACTGGTTAACAGATATGTCACAAGTATTTGAGTCATTAAAGAAAAGTGATAATAATATTACACGGTTTGAGGTATATCCAAACGGTGGTGGGGAACCTATTGACATATCTCAAGGTATTGCAGAACTTCGTTACTATGAGAATGTTTTATCAGAAACTGTTAAACTTACAGTATTTGTTGCTGATACAGGAAATGCACAATCAGCGGATGATGGCACTGGAGGAAAGATTGGTATTGATGATGCATTGAAGTTGGGTAATGGTGAGAAAGTATATGTCGAGTTCAATGATGCTTATTTTGAAGTTACTGATGAGAAATCAAATCAACTTTCATTTACCACAGATGATAAGGCTCTTTATCTGAATGAAAAAGAAAAGTTACCCGAGACACCACTCAAAAACGTTTACATGTTTGAGTTTGTCTCTAAAGAATATTTGATGAATGAGAGTAAAAGAGTTTCGAAAAGATATGATGGAAAGATTTCCGATTCTGCTGAAAAGATACTGAAGAATGTTCTTGAGACAAAGAAAGAATTAGACATTGAGACATCTGAAAATAATTTTAACTTTATCGGAACTCTCAAGAAACCACTGTGGATGTTAATGTGGTTAGCAAAAAAAGCAATTCCACAAAAGCAAAACGCAAAAGGAAACACTGCTGGTTATTTGTTTTTTGAAACTTATGACGGATATACATTTAAATCAATTGACTCATTATTATCGGATACTGGAGAAGGTGATAGTGGAAGTAAAGCAAAATATAAGTCTTATATCTTCAACAATAGTCCTTCATCTGAAGTTCCTGTTGGATATGACAGCAAAATTTTAAGTTACGAAACAACTAACACAGGAAACTTCCAAGCAAAATTAATGCTAGGAACATATAATTCTGCAAAGAATGCAATCAATGCATTTGATAGTTCATTTAATCAAAGTCCAATTGATATTTCTAGACAGATTAGAGGTATTAATATTGCTGGATTGGATTTTAATTTCGTAAATGACACCTTTATTCAAAATGCATCAAGATTTTCTTGGAGTTTTGATTCGGTTGGTGTTTTACCTACGGGAAATACAATTGAAGAACAACTTGATAAATCAAAAGAATTAGATATTGATAAGTCTGAAATTCAAAATAGAGCAGCATCAAGATACAATCAACTCTTTACAATCAAATTGGAGATTATGATTGCTGGTGATTTTAGTTTACGAGCAGGTGATTTAATCTATTGTGACTTCCCAGAATTAACAAATAAAACAAATATAGGTAATAATCCTCGTATGAGTGGCATATATATGATATCGGCTCTTTGTCATCGTATTTCGCCTAATGAAACATATACCAAACTTGAGTTGATTAGAGACTCTTATGGTAGAAAGCCTAATAAAGCACTATGAACAACAAATCACTTCAACAACACATCAATGACGATAGGGATGAATTAGATAATCCCAACATCAACAGTCAACGTCGTCGTCATCTAGAAGATGAACTTGATGCTCTTGAACAATATCAAGCAAATCATCCAGATGATGATAAGGATCCATCTCCTTTAGAACTTTATTGTGATATGAATCCAGATGCTCTCGAATGTAGAGTTTATGATGATTGATTATGTCTGAGGCTTTATCATCGGGTAATTTTGAATCAGACTTTATCACTCAACCACCACGCTGGTGGGGTAGGATTGTATCGAAAGAATCCTACAGCAAAAACACTGATGCGTCTACATTTCAAGGCGTCTATGAGAAACCAGGTTGGGGATACAGATATAAGGTAAGAATTTTCAGTTGGCACTCAGGAAAAGTCACGGAAGTCAAAGACATTGATCTTCCAATGGCAAATGTTGTGCTTCCAGTCACAGCAGGTTCTGGAATTGGTGGTGCTGCAACTTCACCATCACTTGAACCAGGTTCGATTGTCACTGGATTCTTTATGGATGGAATTGGTGGACAAGAACCATGGATTGATGGTGTCCTTGGAAATAGTAACAATAATATTCCAAAAAAACAAGGTGGCAAGAGTCCTACTAATAAACCAACGAGAACTCCACCAACAAATCTTCAAAATCTGCGAGCTGCAGAACTGAAGGAATATTTAAATCCAGCAAGAACTCCAACTTCCTTTGAATTAAAAGCAGCGCAAACAGCACGTCAAAAAGCAAGAGCGGCTGGATTACCAACTGCCGAAGTTGAAAGACAGGTTCTCATTGCGACAATTCAAGCAAAACAATTAGAAGCAGCACCAACGGAACAGTTTTTGGGATATTCTGCTTTTAATGATACTTATAGTGATTCATCCAAGAATCCATCCAAGGTTGCAGATTTTTGTAGATTTGAGGATGCTCCAGTCTCAACTTTTGATGCTGTGCATGTCACAACAGTCGCTGCTACAACTCAAGACGAAGACAGAAAAAGAGAACAAGCACTTTTAAGCGTATGTAAAAAAGATAATTCAGAAACAAAAGCAACAAGTGTTGTTCTTTCAAACTTAATTAATGATATTCAAAGAGCAAAAAGATTTGCACAGGACACTGAAGAGTTAGCAGTAGAAGTTGAGAACCTCATTGAAAGTGCAGTCCCTGCAATCAGTTCATACTTAAAATCAATTTTATCTCAAGCAAGAGCATACATTAATAATGAGATATCCAAAGCAGTTGAAGAAAAAGTAACCAAACTATTTCCTACAGATGCAACTGATTTAAAAAAAGCACAAGAAAAGGCATTGGATGCTTTATCTTGCTTCTTCAATAATCTCATTGAAGGACTCGCAGATTTAATCAAAGCAGCAATTAGAGAGTTAATCAATTTATTAATCAACACTCCATTGTGCGCTGCAGAAAGTTTTTTAAGTGGATTGTTGGATCAACTCTTTGCTTTAATCAATGGAGTGTTGCCAACAGTGTTGAGTGCATTAAGTGTAGTTTTGGGCGGTATCAGAACTATTAATGTGAGTGTTCAGCAATTTGCAGGTGCTTTAACACCAATTCTGAACCTCTTTACTTGTGATCCTGCTCCAGATTGTCCTGCATATGATCAAATTAGTCTTGCTGGACTAGCAATTCCTGGCGGTATTGATTTTGGAGTTCCTTCTGCACCAGTATGTCCTATTTTCCCACAAGTTTGCGGAGCTCCAACAGTATTTTTCTTTGGCAATACTATTAATAGAGCATTGGCAAATCCAATCGTAAGTCCAATATCCAATGCATTGATTGCTTTTGATATTATTGATCCTGGACAATATTCATCGCAACCATTTGCTGTTGTATTAGATCAGTGTGGAACTGGATCTGGAGCAGTTGTAGAACCAATTTTAGTTGATGGACAAATTCAGAATGTTGCGATTCTAAACCCTGGAGATGGTTACTTATATGCACCAGATGGAAGTTTGGGTGGCAATGGAGTAACTTGGAAGAAACCTTATGAGTGTTATGTAAAGACTGCAAAAGGAGAGTATTTTGTTGTTCCTTATGGACAAGAACCACCAGAGTTAGGTGAAGGTGATGAATTAATCTGTCCACCAGAAGAACAACCACCAGCGATTTCATATCCAGTTATTCTTTGTCTCGATAGTATTCTTGTTGCAGATGGTGGATTTGGATACACTCCTGGAGATGAAATTATTATCACTCCAGATAATGGAAGTGTTGTTGAACCTGTTATAAATGATAGAGGACAAATTACAGAAGTTAAAGTCATATCTGGAGCGTGTGGTTATACAGATCTTCCTGATATTCGAACAAACTCTGAAACTGGATTCAATGCACAATTGATTCCAGTTCTAAGGCCTCAACGTGTTGATGATGTTGCTCCTGAGGTTCTTCCTCCAGGTGTTGAAGTCATTCAAGTTATTGATTGTGTGGGTAAAATTCCACCTAAAACTACATTTGATATTGTACCAAGGTAATCTAAATGACAAAAGCAGTTAATTTTGAATCAAAAGATATTAGAACTAAAGATGGCAATCTAAAGTTCGGACATATTCATCAGGATCAAACAAAATCATCGATTATGATGCAAGGCCAAGGAGGTCTTGAATACATTTCAATTGATCAATCTGGTGCCACTGGAAGATGGATTACAAATAGATGT